GCTGCTGATGATGAGAAGTAAACTATCTTTGTTGGCTTAACTTTTAAACACCATTGAAAAAACTCTGAGTCAATAGATAAGTTATCAGCTACTGCTAATGGTCTACCCTCAATAGATTCTCTACCACCTACGATAGCGGCAAGGTGAATCACTAAGTCATAGTGTGAATCATCTACCTTAAAGAACTCTCTACAATCTAAACCATCTTTAATATCAACGCCTCTGATATTTACGTTAGGTAATTCAGATAACTCTTCTGTAAAATACCTACCAACAAATCCTTTATTTCCGGTAATTAAGATCTTCATCTGTTCCCCAATCGTAGATATATTTAACGTGACCTGATAGTTCTAACGACATCTCAAGATCTGCCCTATAAACAAAGACATCATTCTCATCCAACGCTGCTCCAATATGGCAAACAGTATTGATCTTCTTGCGAGGAATCATTGTCTTTTTGCTAGGGTGTGATGGTTGATAGTTGTAATAAGGATCGTGAACTAAAACATTACCTGCTATCTGTGGATAGATCTGATTAGATAAGAACTCCTGATCCTGCATATAAGTATCTCGTAGCGGTGCTTCACTCCATAACTTCTCAAAGAAGTGCATACCTTTATTCTTGCAAGCGAACATACCAGCAGAGATAAGATACCCGTGACCTGTTGGGTGATCTCTAATGATATGGAAATCAAATGGTGAATCTAAAAATTCCTGATGTGCTAACACTTCTCTATAAGATAAACGGGCATCAGCATCTCTTGATAAAACTACATCTACTTTAGGATCTAGGATCGCTCTAAATCTCCACATCCTAGAAATACTATTCTCTGGTTCATCTACCGGTATTATCTCTACGTTAGGAAACAAAGCTAAGGTAGAACGACACCAAGTTGGAACAGATTTACCCACATAAAATCGCACAGTAAACCCAGGAAAGAATCGCTGTGCTAATTGTGCGTTCTTTATAGCACCAACTAAGAACTTCATCTGTTGGCCATAAAGAGAATAGGAGATAACCTGTTTCATTTAATACCTATTGACTCCTTGAACTTAGCAAGATCTGCTGGGTACTCTTCATCAACATAACGACGGAACTCTATGCCATCTGCACTAGATATATCAGGTGCGTTAGCCTCAAGGTAACCAGCATCTGCTTGTGATTTACCAGCAAGGTAATGTAAGTGTTCAATAATTACATCATCAAAGTACCAGATAGCATTAAGGTCCATACCAATTAACATCCAGAAGTTATCCATAAACAAGTGAACTAATTTAGGTGGTGCCATAAAGCCAAAGCTCTTGATGATATTAGTGCTCATCATTACAGCAGTAGCAAGGTTTTTACCTTGGAATAGATCATTGCCATAGGCAATACCGTATCCTTTAGATGCTATAGCACCGGATAAGAAATGATCCCATTGAAGGGTCTGTGGCAGGTGGTCATCACCCATAAAGAATATAGTTTCATACTTATCTGCATACTTATTAGCTACGAGATTAAGTGTGCCATTCATTCTAAGTCTTGGGTTTACCTCATAAATAACCCCGTCTAATCTTGGGTATAGATCAGCTTGGTCATCATCTATAGCCACACATATATCGGAAATAATACTGGTCTCTTTTAAAAATTTAACAGCACGATCTATTGAATCAGGTCTGCTTCTTGATGGAACAATTACTAGGTTAGTATTCATAGTGTCCTAATGTAGTATGGATTGTTGGTCGAATTTTTTAACTACGTATGGTGATTCCCCTACCTCTGTTATCTGACAGTTAGCGTAATCAACTGCCAAAGAAACTGACATAGAACCATCTGCTGCGTGTGGACCAAAACGGTTTTTAACTGCAGCAATCTTCATCTGTTTGCTATACGGGTCATAGCCCATAGTTACAATAAGACTTGGCAATTGTGAAACCTTACCGTGAATAGACCTACGAGCTGGTGGATTCATACCTGAACCATACTCACTCTGTTCTGATACGTGATGAAGAACTAATACACAAGCCTCAGTATGACGAGCCATATCGTGTAAGTCCATCATAATTGCTCTAAGTCCTGCCCATTCATTATCAGTTTCGGCGGCTATATTCATAAGGTTATCTATAATTATTAACTGAGGAGCAGCACCGTATAACTCTATGTATGCTTTAATCTCACCTTCAATATCATCTAAAGATGGTGAAGAATCAAAGACCCATTGAATGTTACTCATCTTCTCAAAGTACTTGTCATAGTACTGGCTTCTCATATTAAGGTTTGTTTCAACCGTTGTCTGTGAGTGACCTGATAAATGAGATGCTGCTCTCATCATTACAGTTGTAGTGTCTGTATCTGCTGAGAAAAATAAGGTTCTTACATCTGCTTTTAAAGCATAAATCAAAGCGAACATAGACTTGCCCACATTGGGTGCTGCTGCAACCATACAGACTTGTCCTCTTCTAAACCTAATGCTGGCTGCTTTTAACACAGACCATACTTCAGGTAAGGGTGTGGCTTTTGTAGTTACTCCACCCCACGCTCTGCTTAGACTAAGCAACCTCTTCCCTTCTCAACGTTATTTTTAACTTTGTTCGTAATCTCTTACGATCTTTAGGAGAACTTGCTCCCCATATCCCAAATGATTCGTTATGTAATGCCCACTCAAAACATTCAGTAATGTGTGGGCATCTTTTACAAATACTCTTAGCGGTAGCAGCTTGAAACTGTGCACCGTTTTCAGGAAAGAACAGTTCTGTATCTACCTCAGAACATAACGGGTTCTCAAATTGTCCGGGAACCCGCATAGGTTATCTAACCCAGACGGTATCGCACTTATCTGTAGCACCCTTTGGAGCGTTACACATCCAACCCTTCCAAGGACCCTTAGCGCCTTGGCCAGTTCGGTAGTTCATTGCTCCGTGCTTACAAGTTGGAGCATCACCGTTGATTGGTGCTGCACCTAGTGCTTTAGTTGCGTAAGCAACTGTTGCATTAGCAGATGCTGCCTCGTTTAGTGAAGCAGCTACTGATGAGATTAGAGAAGACAGATCTTGAATCTGTGTTAGTTGTCCCTCTAGGTCTGCATTGTTCTTGGCATATACATTTACAAGTGTTCCATCTTTTAATTTGAAGTTAACTTGTAGTTGTGTGTCGCTATTTGAAGCGGCCATTATTTTCCTCCTGTTAGTTTGACAGAGATACGGGCGGTCTCTTGTCCTTGTTTGTATGGTACGAAGCCAAGAAGTTTTTCTACTTCTTCGGCGTCTACTCGCTTAGGTGCTGCAAGAGAAGTCCAAACGATTTGAACTCCGCTATTTGTAGTCCCAGCGAATCCTTCTAGTGATGCTCTTAATGATTCCTTGGTAGCTGATAATTTTTTAATCTCTTCGTCAAGTTGTAAGTACATCAACGCATTTTTGTCGGCATCGGGATCATCAATCACCACCTCTGCCTTTTGAGTACGTTCTTTTTTTAAGCCAACACAACCCATCTCACCGGTGGCGTCATAGTATTTACAATAGAACTTACAATAATTCTCATCCTTCTCAGGCTCAGGTACCTCTGCTGATTCTTTAATAGCAGATAACCAATTCATTGCTTCTTCTGCCATCTTAGGATCGTATGGTTCAGAGTGAACTCTTATATCTCTCTCATCACCATCTCTGGCTATGGCTACCAGATTGACAGTTCGAGGCTTCCCCTTCCCCGACTTGTCTAGCAGATAGCCATAGACTTGTACTTGCCAACGTTGCTGAGTTGATGGAAAGTAAGAAAGGTTTTGTTTCTTAACAGTCTTCCAATCAACAACATCGCCAGACTCCGGAATGAATAGATCTATATGCGCTTTCATCCCAGAATATTCAACTGCAGTTTCAACCCAATACTTCTCACCCTTTGGATCTACTGCCCTTATAGCATCTTCAATACTAGCGTGAATTGCAGTACCCATAATAGCAGCGAGCTTTAACTCGTTGTCATTAGTTTCAGGTTGGTCATTAAGACGATACCAAACCTTACGACGGCAACCACCTAACTCTGATGGACCTACTTGTGTCTGTTTAGATCTAGCTCTACCAGCATCCTTATCTCTAAGAACCTGTAGTAATAATTCTTTAGGATCGCTCACTGGTCTCCTGTCTTAACGCTACAGAATAAGCAGGATAGCGTTTGTTTAAACCTTTTCTTATTTGAGTAGCGGAAACTTTATATAGTAGATACATAAACTTGAAATACATTATAAACCCCACTTGATAAAGCACTCTAAAATAAATTTATACATTTCTAAATCTAATAAATACCACTGTAACTGCCAAAATATTTCTCTCATTTTACCTTCCTTTTCTGCACGGCTATTTGTATCGGAGGACAGGTATTGATGTCAAGCAACGACGCGGTCTCAACCGCCTTCTGTGCTAACTCTGCTGCCTCATCTTGGACTAAGAATCTATCGCTACGCCTTGAATACATATATCCCAAAGCGAACTGACCACCGGAACCGATACCGTAGTAGTTAGCTTCTGATTGGATAAAGGACATATCGGATGCTATGTGGAATATGAATCCGTTGAAGGCAATAAGATAATCAAAGCCAGCGTCTTTATCTTTTTCATTATCATTCCAAACGTAACCATTATCGGTGAAGGTCTTAATGATAGATGGGATAACTCTCTTACCCATAAACTGAACTTCATCTTGATTCCTATAAATTGGCGGATTCCAGTTATAAGTTAAGATATCACCAGGTCTAGTATCACCAGTAATAGCAAGAAGGTACTGACCCTTCTCAATTATCTTAGGAGTCTTTAAAGAAATAGTTCGTAAGTTATCTTCGGTG